GGCAGAGGCTCCAGGAGCTTTATGTCCAACTCGGATCATGGGGGAATGTGGAGAAAGAGACGACCCTCAATCGCGGCCAATGCTGGGAAGTAGGCAACGGGCGAGATAAGGCCACCAGGCGGATGGCTTCGATTTTGGGGGTCCAACCGGTGATCAAACGGCGTGTGCCGTGGAAGAGGAAATATCAACTGCTTCGAAAATTTGTGATCCGGAGGACAGGATGAAGGACAAATTAAGTCCACCAAACCTACCTAGTTTCTTTGACCACGCGACGCAAATACTCGGCCAAAAGATTCCTGCCTCTCCGTGGAATCGTCTTTTGGCAATGCGAACATTGCCGATTCGCAATTTTGAATACCTTGCCTCCATTCCATATGAAAAATTTCTATTGGATGGTTATTGGGGTGATGTAAGGGCAGCAGTTCTGGAACGCGACGAAAACCAATGCCAATTATGCCTAAGCGAGTCCTGTCTTCAGGTTCACCACAAAACGTATGAGCATCGCGGGTTGGAACATATCTACTTGGATGATTTGATAACCCTGTGTGTATCCTGCCATCAAAAATTTCACGATATAAAAACGGGGGAAAAATGAGTCAGTGGATAAAACTTTGGACGGAAATGCTTCACGATCCGAAAGTCCTCGCACTAACTGATGAGCAACACCGCTTTTGGATCGACATTTTGTGCATGGCTGGCTCGGTGGAAAAAAACGGGGCGCTCGGAACGGCGGAAGACATTTCGTGCGTCGTGCGCAAACCATTATCCGCCACGCGGCGATTGCTCGGGGTGTTACGACGGGCGGGGATGGTATCGGAAATACATTCAGTGTGGATGATTGCTCACTTCGCCAAGCGACAGTACCGGCCGCCATCTGACCGACCCGAAGCCGTCCGCGACCGGGTGCGGCAACACCGCGAGAGGAAACGCACCGAGGGATACCAAGGGCCGGGCGGGGTTGTAGAGTAACGGAATGTAACGACCCTGTAACGACACCCTTTAACGGATTGTAACGCAGAAAGAGAAGAGAAGGAGATGCAGATAAAGATGAGAGTAGAGAGAGACACGCCAGCCCCGTCCGGGCTGGCTCAAAACAAACCAAGGGAGGCAAATATTTCAATGGCGAATATACCGGCGACTGAAACCGACGAAGCCCCGCCTGACTCCCTGCGCGGACCGCTGGCTGATTTTATTCGCTCCCTCCCGGGGCCGTTGCGTCCAAGTGATTTGATTCTGTCTGAGGTGATCGACCAGGCGCACGCCGCGCGAACAGCGAGGGTGGGCGGGGAGTGGGCCGAGGCCCAGGAGCTCGCATCGCCATGACTCAGTACCCCGCCGGCTGGATCGTCCGGGATCCTATCCATGCGCAGATCGGGCACGTGATCCCGCTCGATCCGGTCTCCTCTCCTGCGTCGGATCTGACCTGCACCAATTGCCACATGGATCCGCCGGGCGAGATGCTGGGCTGGTACCTGTGTCCGAACGCATATAAGCAAAAATTCTTCGAGATCAACGGTAAGCCGTGGATCATTCTCGGCCGACTGATCAAGGCGCCGTGTCCGGTGTGCAATCGGCAAGACGACGCCGGCGCAGGGGGCAGAGATTTTCAACAGGCGCCGGACCAAGACGGCGATCAGGAAAAATACACGGACGTCTGAATTTTCAAACAAAGGAGCGAAAAATGGAAGAGCAAATAATTTGTCCGAAACACGGAATCGTTATGGCCGAGGTAATTGACGATGGGAAACACCATGAATTCAAAACCCATGTGCACGTGATCTTGAAAAACAACTCGAGCGCCGTGCTACGGGAGAACTCGAGCGCCGTGCTACGGGAGAACTCGAGCGCCGTGCTGCGGGGGAACTCGCGCGCCGTGCTGTGGGAGAACTCGCGCGCCGTGCTGTGGGAGAACTCGAGCGCCGTGCTGCGGGGGAACTCGCGCGCCGAGCTGTGGGAGAACTCGAGCGCCGAGTTGCGGGGGAACTCGAGCGCCGAGTTGCGGGGGAACTCGCGCGCCGTGCTGTGGGAGAACTCGAGCGCCGAGCTGTGGGGGAAATCGAGCGCCGAGTTGTGGGAGAACTCGAGCGCCGAGCTGTGGGGGAAATCGAGCGCCGTGCTGCGGGGGAACTCGCGCGCCGTGCTGTGGGAGAACTCGCGCGCCGTGCTGTGGGAGAACTCGAGCGCCGTGCTGCGGGGGAACTCGCGCGCCGTGCTGTGGGAGAACTCGCGCGCCGTGCTGTGGGAGAACTCGAGCGCCGAGCTGTGGGGGAAATCGAGCGCCGAGTTGTGGGAGAACTCGAGCGCCGAGCTGCGCAGTTTATTTGCCGCGGCGATCCTGCGAAGCAAAGAAAGCAAGGCGACCGGCGGAAAACCCAAGCAAAGAATTGCGCTCCTCTCCCAAGTCACAGAACCGCGCGAATGGTTGAAGCTGGTCGGCGCGACGATGGATGGGCGAAAGGCAATTCTCTACAAGCGAACCGGTCCTGAATTCGAAACCAGAAACTGCATCCGGTACCCGAGCGGCGAAATTGTCGAGGCGCCGGATTGGGATTGGAAGCCGGAATGCGATGGCGGTCTGCACTTCTGCATCGACCCTGCCGGCTGCGATGCTTTCTGGGACGGGAAGGATGATCGCTACGTTGCCTGCCTGGTGGATCCGAAAGACATCGTTATCCATGCGGAGCCCGAATACCCCGACAAGATCAAGGCGAAGAAATGCAAGGTGCTCTATGAGTGCGATCGGGATGGAAAGAAGATCGAGAAGGCAAAATCAAAATCAAAATGATTAAGCGCCCGGTCCTGCGAATGTACGGCGGGAAGTTCCGCCTGGCTCCGTGGATCATCTCGCACTTTCCTGCGCACGAGATCTACGTCGAACCATATGGTGGGGGTGCGAGTATTCTCTTGCTCAAGCCGCGATCGCGCGTGGAGATTTATAACGACCTTTTCGGCGACGTGGTGAATGTCTTCCGGGTCCTGCGGGATCCAAAGCAAGCCGCGGAGCTCACCCGCTTGATTACTCTGACCCCATTCGCCAGAGAGGAATACAACGCAAGCCATTCCTCGATCCGGACCACGATCGTGGATCCTGTGGAACTGGCCAGACGGACGATCTTCCGGAGCATTGCGAGTTTCGGGTCCGCTGGCCTCCAGAAGAATAGCAACTCCGGCTTCCGAAGAAGCACGTCATACGGCAAACGCTATGCGGAGGAATGGAAACATTATCCACAGCATATTGCATCCTTCACGGAGCGATGGGGGGGGGTGATTATTGAACACCAATCAGCGGAAGAGACGATCCGGGATCACGACAGCCCCACAACGCTTTTCTATGTCGACCCACCCTATCCGCAATCGACGCGCAGTATGGATCATGGGAACGCCAGGTACGAGTGTGAAATGAGCGACGAGGATCATTGTCGTTTGGCGGAAGTGCTGCATTCGGTGCGCGGCATGGTGATCATTTCCGGATATTGCTGCGAGATTTACGAAGAACTCTATTCGGATTGGAAGAAATTAACCAAGCGATCTACCGCCGGAGGTAATGGGAGTGGCGGTTCGTTAAAACGCACGGAGGTGATCTGGATTAAGCCGTGCGAGAAAAGCAACAGGCTTTTTTAGTCCGTCTCCGCTGCGGCGCGCGCGTCCCTGCGAACTGACGGCGCCGGCGGCGGACTCCTTGAGAAGGGACCAGGCTGGTTGACGAAGGGCTTCCGGCCTGGTCCCAGAGAAGGGAAAGGATAATCATGAACAAACAACGGCAACAGGCTTTGAAAGAATGTGTGCTTTTCCTGCTGAACTTCCACCGCGGGCGCGACCAGGCGATCAGCCGCGATGAATTCCTGCACCAGCTGGCCATGCACGGTTTCGCCGACGTCAAGGAGCGCAAACTGCGCGTAATGATCCACGAGTTGCGCGCCGAGGGAAATCTGATCTGTTCTTCCGGTGGTCTGACAGGAGGTTACTGGTGTGCAGCCGGCTGGGACGATGTCGAGGAATATTTCGACCGCGAGGTCCGGGCCCGCGCGCTGGATTTGCTCGAGCAGGAGAAGATCCTACGGCATGCGGCGGGAATCGAATTCGGGCCGAAGCCGGTTCCGGACCAGCTGGTAATGCTGCCTTTTTCCCATCTTCGAGTTCCGGAGTATTGGAAATTGGAGGGAAGCGATGTTCCATAAAATAATTTTGGTTGGCAATCTCGGGCGCGATCCCGAAACGCGTTACACGCCCGCCGGCCATCCGGTGACGACATTCTCCGTGGCCAGCAATCGCCGCTACACCGGCTCCGATGGCCAGCCGGTGGAGGAAGTGCTTTGGTTCCAGATCCACGCCTGGGGAAAACTGGCGGAGGTCCATTTGTGGTGCGGACGAATAGAGAAAACGGCTCGCAATTTCTGGGATGCTCGAATTATCCCGAATGCAGGGAGACGGATGTTATTTCCGAATCGATCCGGATGGAATTGATGGGCGAGCCCAAACTGCCACTGGAGGGAATTCAATGACCACTCTTTGGGATTTTTACTGCAAGGTAATGGCCGTGAGCCAGGTAATCCCAGAAAACCTTAAGCCTTTCGTTCTGGGTCAGGCCATTCTGGAATGCGGCCGGGGCACCACACAACTGGCGGCCGCGGCCTTCAACTTCCATGCGCTGAAATACCGGAGCGACATCAACGTCCGCTTCCCGATCGGTAAATTCCAATACAACGGCGGAGATGGTCTTTACGATTACTGCGACTTCCGAAGTTTCGGCGAGGAGCTCCTCGGCTATTGGGCTTTCATCCATCGCGTCTATTATCCCGCGATCGACAAGCATCTCACCGATGGACGCGATTTCCTGAATTACCTCGGCCCGATCTTTTGTCCCCCTGGCTACAAGATTGACTGGATAAACAGGCATGGCGGCCACAACTACACCCAGTTGATCTGCGATGATTTGCTGACCGAGGCCATTGCGTCACTTAAGCAATTCGGTTGGAAGGAGACACCTGTGATTATTCCCGCCCCGATACCCGATCCTGTTCCTGCTCAGATCCCCTCCGGCAATCTTTCAATCGTCAACGGAATGCTTCTTGGGTCGAACGTCCACCGGCGACTCATCGCGGGACACGATCATTTCAAGCGGTTTCAAACAATTGGAATCATGCTTCACGGAACCGGATGCCATGCCGGAACGTCGCGCATCATCGTCGATGGGCTCCATTCGCCCGGCGTCCTCGACGCCTGGGATGATCCCTCGCAAGGTAAGTCGGCGCACATCCTGAACACTCGCGATGAAAATATCTGGCAGGCGGTCGATCTCAACCTCCCGGCCTGGGGCTGCTACGGGTGGAACAATAAGGTCATCCACATCGAGAACGAGAACTTCGGCCCATGCGATCCCTGGAAAGAAATCCTCGGCTACTTCTACCGCTATGCGGGAACCGCCTGGTGGCAGCGGATGGCCAAGGCCGACATGCGCTTGATCGCCGGTAAGTTCTGCGAGGATTACCTCGTTGGCCAGGTCGTGAACACGGTCCGCGAAATCGCCGCCATCCGCGCGGCCTACCCGGGTCCGATCTGGGTCAAGGGTCATTCGGAAATGCCGCCCCCGATCGCAGCCTGGGATCCGGGATCCTGGTGGCCGTGGGCGAACATTCAACGATAGGAGAAAATCATGCCTGAGAAAAAACGAAAGCATCCCAGCCGAGAAATCATAGTTTCAAGACCAAGAGTGAACCACGCTCCTCCAAGGGCTCGACCGATACCTTACACCATTCTGAAAAACAACGCATTATCAATAAGGGTTGTGATTGCCTTAATTTTGCTATTCATGGTTGTGGCCATAGGGGCAACATACATTGTCCTGGGGGATAAACAGATTGATCCAATCGCAATCCCAATGTCAATACCGACGTCAATCCCAACGGCGGAGTCAATCATACAATATGTTGAAAGAACCGTGATCGTGATTGTCTCCCCGACGTCGTTGCCCCCGGCCAAGAAGGTGAGCGTCGAGGGCCGCAAATTCATTTCCCTGGAAGAGGGCGATTCTCTCATTGCCTACTTCGATGTCGGGCAGCATTGCACTATAGGCACTGGGCACCAAGTAGATCCCGTATGGTGCCTGGGGGAATTGAAGATAACGGCAGACAAGGCTAGGGAATGGTTTGATCAGGACATAGTGAATACGGAAAGGCACCTTGCCGAAAAACTTGGCGGCGTGAACCTAAACCAATGCCAGTTTGACGCCCTTGCCAGTTTTCATTTCAACCTTGGGAATTATTATTTTGATAACTCCGGGATGATAGAGGTTCTTCAGGAAGGCAACTTCACCGCCATTCCTGATGTCCTTGGAAAATTTGTATACGCGGAAGGTAAGGGGCCAATCAAGGGAATGCAAATCCGAAGGGCGGCGGAGGCAAAGTTATTCAGCGAATGCCAGTACGAGGGATCCTGAAGGAGGAAATAATGAAAAACCGATTGTTTGCGGCATTGATAGGAATTGTGTTGGGGATATTTCTTTATGGGATAGCGCACAAAGATGCCAACCTATTCTCCATTCCTTTCCATGACGGAATGACGGCGCACGGGTCTTGGAATGATCTTGATTGGACTGTTTATCGTGGAAAAGATAGTGGAATATTATCAACACCGTCGCCTTACGTTTACGGAGTTTCTATACATGCCGAATTTAATTTTCCGTATTGCACAGATGTATTTCCTGATTATCCTAGCGGATGTATGTATGGATTTAGGGAATATATAACAGCTCATTGGGGTTTATATAATATTTCCTTTGATATTCCTAATGTTTCACTCGGTTGGAAATTTTGGTCTAAGGATCTTAAATGACGCCCCGCGACTCGCAGGCCTACGGCGCGGCGTTTGAGGAAGTGCTGGAGTATGTGCACGCCGGTTATCTGCGCCAGGGGAGAGGGGCCATATATCATAATCACGTCGCCGGCCGCTTCGTGAACCAAGGCCTGTTTATTCCGGATCCCGGGAAGGCGCGACCGGACTATTCCGGAACCCTGGCCGGCGGGATCAGCATTCACTTCGACGCGAAAACCATGAACGACACCGTCGGCTGGAGATTGCCGAAGAAAAACTTGCATCAATACGAGGATCTGCTCGAGCAGGCGCGGATGGGCGCGATCGCGTTCTTCTTGGTGGAATGCAGAAGCGCCGCGGCGGTCTACCTGTTGCGGGTGCATCCGGAGATCCCGGTGGTCAACGGCCGGCCGGAAATCATGTTTGCCGGCATACCGGTCGCGGACTGGCGATTGGAGAAGCACGCCGATCACCGCTGCAAGCACCAGGCGATCACCACGCCGGTCTTCTGCGTCCCGGCCGTCGACGGAACCTACGACTGGCTGACCGCGGTGGAGCGCTTCTGGCTGAACCGACCGATGCCGCCGCGGCCGGTGGGTCGGCCCTCGAATAACGGCGCGCGGGACGAAAAGATCCGGAAGCTCGCGGCGCTGGGGCACTCGACGAAATCCCTGCGGCGGGAGTTCCATCTCGGCAAGGAACGGATCAATCAGATCAAACGCGGGGAATCGAGTTATTTACCGCGCGCGGGAAAGGACACTCGATGAACGACAATCTAACGAGACGAGAAATAGAAATATTGCAGCTCGTAAATCTCGGGATGTCCGATAATAAAATAGCACAAAAACTATTTGTGTCTTACGAAACTATTAGAACACATGGCAAGCACATTCGGCGAAAAATAGGCAGCCAGTGGCCAAGAAGAACTGTTCTCTCTGCCGCCGCTTCCGAAGGAAAAGAGGACAAGTGACCCCCGAAGAAACACAAACCTACAAACACGCCTATTACCTTGCGCACCGGGATGTATATGCGGAGCGCAGTCGGGCATACCGAGTTGCCAACCACGAAGGCACACTCAAATACGCCCGCTGGTACAAAAGCACGCACCGTGAACAGAGTCGCGCTTATGATGCTGCGCATCGCCTTTTCGAAGTTGAAGGAAAAGAGGGATGATGCCAAAACCCAAAGAAGAAGCACGACCGTGGCTTTGCAAATCGGGCCACCTGGTTGGACATGTGGAACGGGATAACCTCGGATGGAAGCTCATCCTATACGAACAATCCATTGATCCGCGATGGCCAAGCAAGGATGTTTCTCCGGTAAAACGCGCCATCCTTCGGGGACCAGCAATTATTCGATGTACGATTTGCCATAAGGACAAAGAATGGGAGGCCAACCAGGAGATGATGGATCGGCTCATGGAGCGGCTGAAGCGCGGAAAGACAGAAAAATCAATACCTGTGGCATCTCTATTGCATTGATACCAAATATGCTATAGAATATTAGTGCTGCACACAATTTAGCAGGCCAGTGCCATGTGGCCCCTGACGGAGATGAGCGCCCGCCTTACTTTCCAGAGATGGGAAGGAGGCGGGCGTTTTTGTTTAAGGGCTAAGGAGGCCCGAAGAAATGAAAAAGATTTTTGTCGCCATGCTCATTTCGTTCCTGCTGATATTCTTCGTCGTCGCCGCCACCGTTCCACCGGAAAGCATCGTCCCGGCCGTGGCCATCGCCGTGGTGACCGCAATCGTCATCCCCTTCCTGGTGGAAGGCGTGAAGATCCTCGCCAACAAAACGGGCAAAGATTGGCTGATCGGAAAGACGGCCGCATCCATCTATGCCTGGGTCATCGCCCTGGTGCTGGTGATCCTCTACTTCGACTGGAAAGCCTTGCCGCCTTTGCCGTCCGATCCACAGGAAGCCGCCAAAATAGTATTCCTGTACGGCTCCACGATCGCCGCGGCTGCCAACTTCGTCTACAACGCCATCATCTCGAAGTTACTGGATGGTCAGGCAACATTTACGAACGTGCTCGCCTACAAGTTGAAATAATTCACCTATCCCATCCACGAGAGAGGCGCCATGACGGATATACAAAAACGAAGCGCGGATTATTTGGAAGGTTGCCGAGACGCCAAAGCCAAAAGCATGGAAGAAAATGTGAACGATATATATGAATTGCTGTTCACCGGGAAAGATTGCATGACGATCCGCGTTTCCAATCTCGAGCTCTGGATGAAGGTGCTGGGTGTGGTGTTCACCATCATCATTTCGCCTTTGATCGTGCTCCTGGTGGCCAAGGTGTTTTTCGGAGTGTAGGAGCATTTCTGCGGAAATGAATCATGAAGACCGAACCGAAAGAACGCAAACCGTGGGAGCAGCAATCGGGCGAGCCGAAAGAGGACTACTCCCATTTTTTGGCTTACCGCAACCTCGGGCCGGGGCGCTCGATCGATGCGGCATATTTTCTGTCAAAGGAGTCCCCGCGCAGCAAACGGAAGCGGACGCCCCTGGCCAAGAGGGCGTCCGGCAAATGGTGCGAGGCCTCCGCGAAGTGGAACTGGACGGATCGCGCGGTTTCCTGGGACATCGAGATGCTCGAGGTGCAGGGACGCCAGGTGGTGACGATGTACTTCGCCGCCCTGCAGAAGGCGGCGCTGCGGATCCTCACGGCGCTGGACGACAAGAAGATCAAGCCGAAGGGTTGGCAGGGCGTGCTGGACGGACTGCATGAGCTCTCGAACGTCATTCCCCCTGAAACGGTCGCGGCACTTCGTGCTCACGCCGGAGGCGCTGGGGATCCCGGCGGCGGTCGGCCCGACGCTCTTCCCCCGCCGGCAACGGACGAGGACGTCGCTCGGTCTACTGGAGTGGACCGCAAGAAATAGAGTCTGGCTCATTCCAGGCCGGCCATTCGACCTGGTGCGGCACGCATATCTTCAGGACCTTTACAACTGCATAGCGCAAAACGTGGTGGTCTACAAGGCCGGGCAGATGGGAGCGAGCGAGTACGGGATCTCCTACGCCCTGCATGCAGCTGACGAACGCAACGCTACACCGCTGTATGTCTTCCCGACCGACAAGCACGTCAGCGATTTCTCGGCGGCGCGGATCGGGCCGGCGGTGGAGGCCTCGGAGTACCTGCAGCAGATCGTGGTTTCCGGAGCGGCCGGCGGCGGACTGAGCGGAGCCGACCGGGTGACGCTCAAGCGCGTGGGAGACCGGTTCCTCTACCTGCGCGGAGCCAAGGTGGATCCGGACGGGACGGCTTCGCAGTTGAAGTCGATCGACGCGGACGTCCTGATCCTGGACGAACTCGACGAGATGGACCCGCGGGCGCCCTCGATCGCGGAGAAGCGGCTGGGCCACTCGGCGATCGCGGAGAAGCGGCTCATCAGCACGCCCTCCTATAGCGGACACGGGATCCACGCCGAATGGAGCAAGAGCGATCAGCGCGAGTGGAATGTGCGTTGCGGATCCTGCAAGGAATGGCAGCCGATGACGATCGGGCAGGTGGTGCAGGAATCGGATGCGCTTGGTAGACCCGTTCGCTGGCACGGGCAGGACGAGGGTCGAGCCTGGGCGGCCTGCCGGAAGTGCGGTAAGGAGCTCGATCGGTTGGGACCCGGCAAGTGGATCCCGACGAATCCGGAAAGCGCGATCGCCGGATTCCACCTGACCAAACTTTTCTCGCCGGCGCGCGCGATGCTCGACGTGGTGCAGGCGCTGCAGACGGTGGACGAGACGAAACGCCGAGAGGCCTACAACCAGGATCTCGGTGAGCCTTATACCCCAAAGGGCGGCGGGCTGACGGACGAGGTTCTCGACTCCTGCAAGCGGGAGTACGCGCAAGGCGCCGTGAAGGGCGAGTCGACCAGTCTGGGATGCGATGTCGGAAAGATGCTGCACGTGGTGATCCGCGGACCGGTCCAGGGCGAGACGGGCGAACGTCCGCAACGCTTCGCCGGAATGGTGGACTGGGACGAACTCGGCCGGCTGATCAAACAGTACCACGTCGAGGTCGCGGTGATCGACGCGCTTCCGGAGACGACCAAGGCCCGCGAGCTGCAGGCGCAATTCCAGGGGATCGTCTTCCTGGCCTATTACACCCAGCAGAAGGTGGGCATCAAGAAAGAGGATGCGGCCGAGACGGATTACGGAGAGGGCACGGTGACGATTGACCGGACGCGCACGATGGACGAGACCTTCGCCGCCTTCTTCGGCCAGGTAAACACATTGCCTGGCGACATCGACAACCTAAAGGATTACCGGCCCCAGATGAAGGCGCCGATCCGGGTGCTGGAAGAGGGGCCGGGCGGGCAGCAGGTGGCACGGTACGTGGAGAGCGGGCCCGACCACTTTGCGCATGCAGAGAACTATTGCTGGATCGCCGGCACGTTGGTGCCGAAGCGGACCAGGCCGAGCTTCTCATGGGTATAGGAGTGCAAGCGTGAGTCTTCTGGATCGAATTCGAGGCAGTGCGCTCAAGGCGGCGGAGGCCGTGGCCAACCGGATGGGCATCGTGCTCACCGTTCCCTGGGAGCGCAAGGCGTTTCCCGCTCCGACGTTCCGGACGCTGGCGATGGAAGGTCTGAAGGGCAACAGCGCCGTCTTCGCCTGCGGATCCGCACTGATTGAGGGATACGTCGAGCCGTCCCTGCTGGCATACGAGATCACGGAGGACGGCGCGGATCCGCTCTACGATCACCCCCTGACGGAGCTCCTCGACAACCCGAACGAAGACATGAGCGGCAGCGAGCTGCTCGAATTCATCATGACCTACAAGTACATCTCCGGATCCTGCTACCTGTACAAGGTGCGATCCTCCGGCAAGCGCGTGGTGGAACTGTGGCCGCTGAGCGACGCGCAGATGCGACCCATCGCCGGCGGCGAGAAACTCGTCGATTATTTCGAGTTCGATTATTTGACCGGCTCCCCGGTTCCGATCGTGAAGGAAGACGTCATCCACCTGAAGTGGATGATCGATCCGATCAAACCGTGGATGGGCCTGGGCCCGCTGGCGGCGGTATTGCGCGAGGTGTGCACCGACAACGAGGCGACCGCATACCTCTACGCCCTGCTGAAGAACGACGCGGTTCCGCGGATGAAGCTGAAGATACCGCCGGAAACGAAGAAGTTGACGCCGGAAGAGAAAGAACTCATCCGGCAGGAATACCATCAGGCACAGGGCGGCGACAATCGCGGGAAGATCGCCCTCCTCGAGGGCGGCGCGGATCTCGAGGCGATCGCCCTCAATCTGAAGGACATGGAATTCAACGCCCTCCGTCGCATCCCGGAGGCGCGCATTGCATCGGTCTCGGGCGTGCCGGCCGTCGTAGCGGGCTTGTACGTCGGGCTCGAGCAGATGACCTACAACAACGTCGACGGGATGGAGACGCATTTCACCGAGCGCAAGCTCGTGCCGATCTGGAAGAAGGATGCGCGGGAGATCACCCAGGGGCTGGTCGGAGAATTTCAGACCGGCGGTCGGCGCAAGATCGTCGTGCAGTTCGACACCAGTAACGTGCTCGCCCTGCAGTCCCGCATGGCCGCGAAGCGCGATTTCGCCCTGCGCGGTCTGACTTCCGGCGGAATGCTGGTGAACGAGTTCCGGGAAGCCTGCGGATACGATCCGGATCCAAACGGAAACATCTACCTGCGCGGTCCGCTGATGGTCGAGGTGCCTTTCGGGGCCAAGACCGGGAAGGCAGCGCGAAAGCGAATGGGCCCGCGTGCGTTGAAAGCGGCGCGGAATTTCGGGATTGCCCTCCGCCGGCTGCGGATCCTGGTGAGCGAGAAGGCGGCGCCGGAGATCGACGCCTACTTCAAGCAGCTTTCATCGACCGTCGTCTCACGGTTGTTGGCCAGCAAAACCCGCAAGGCGGCACCGGGCGATCTGATCAGTCCGGAGGATCTGGCCAAACTGCAGGCGCTGGTGAAGAAGTGGGCCGTACGGCTGCTGTCGGAATCGTGGTCGGTGATCAATCAGTCGGTCCTGATCGAAGGTGAATTCGACGAGAGCCTGCCGTTCGTCAAGGCGGCGCTGGAGGCCCTGGGCCGACGGATCGAAGGAGTAGGGGAAGAGACACTGAAGCTAGTGAACGACGCGCTCGAAGAGGGCGCGAAGCGGGGATGGACGATCCCCCAGATGATCAACGGTGATGCCGAGCTCGGGCTGCGCGGGATCAAGGACCTGGTAGAAGAGGCTTACGCCCACCGATCCGAATGTATCTCACGAACCGAGCTCGGCACCGTTCAAAACGACGCCGCCCTCGGCCGCTACGAGCAGAACGGGGTAAACGAGGTGGCCGTCCTGGACGGAGACAGCGTCAACTCCTGCGATGAATGCAAGGTGTATGCCAACGGCGATGTGGTCTGGACGATCGAGCAGGCGCGCGCGAACCCATTGGAACACCCGAGTTGCTTACCCGGGGATGCTGTCGTGTGTGCACCGAATATGACGGCGGGATATTTGAGGCGGTTTGACGGGGAAGTAATTGTCCTTCGCACATCCGCGAATGATCTCCTCACCTGTACCCCGAATCACCCGATATTGACAGACCGAGGTTGGCTTGCGGCCCAGTTCCTTCAAGAAGGAGATTGCGTATTCCGCTGCAATTCGAGTGAGGGGGTAGCGACTGCCCTCGACCCAGATTATCACGAGGTGCCATCCCGAGTTGAGGATGTCGTGCGTGCGGCGCTGGAATCTGGACGCATGGTATCCACTGTTGTGCCAGGATCCTCCGAAGATTTCCACGGCGACGGGAGCAATGGCGACATCGATATTGTATTTTCCAATGGACTTGGCCAGAACGGGGAAGAGACCGCGTTGGGAAAGCATGGCGGCAAAGGATCGGTCGATTCTGCTGGTATGGGATTGTCTGATCTCCTTGCAGATAGCAATCTTCTCTCGGTGCTGAAGGGTTTGCTTCCTACCCCTGACGGCGTCGTGGGCCGCGGTGGTGATCCTCTGCCTGCCGATTTTGCCGAGGCGGAGCATTTGCAATCGGTGGGCATCGCTGGCGTTCCGCAATTTGAAGCCGCGTTTGCGCCACATTTGCCTCAACGAAGCCCCATTCAAGCCAACTCTCTCGGCGATCCGGTCCGAGGAATCTCCGGAAAGGTATTGCTTGAAGAGTTTGTGGAAGTTGACCCCGGGAATCTTTCGACCGGGCGAGCGCAATTCAAAGTTGACCTTTTGGAAACGCCGCTTGAGCGTGGTTTTGCTATAGCCGGTACTCATGGCGATCTCATGAAGCGTATCGCCTCGCTGGTATCTCCTACGCATGTCGTTCATATTGAGCGGCGGAAGTTTTCTGGACATGTCTATAACCTCGAGACCAAACAGGGATGGTACATCGCGAACAACATCATAACACACAATTGCGTGCGCACATTCGGACCCGTGGTGTGAGATGAACCAAATCGGCTGGCGAGATCTGGCGGTGGAAGCAGTCCAGGAGGCCCGAAAAGGCAGCCCGGAGAAATTGGAATTGTTGGGGCGCCTTCTGGAAGAGGCGGACCTGGCCAAGCAGGCCTTGCGGGACAAGGGATACGGATGGACGGGTCTGAGTATGTTGGAAACCATTCGGAACGAAGTGCCGGCCGCGGCACGCGCCGCCCCTGATTGGCCGCCGCGCTACGACACGAAGAGCGAAGGAAACGGAGGGCGAGATGCCTGAAGAGAAAACCATTCCATCGTTTGTGAAGACCATCGAAGGGCGGGTGGTGGTCGGCTATCCGGCCGTCATGGGCAACGTGGACGAGACCAACGACCGGACGATGGCGGGCTCCTTCCTGAAGACACTCAAGGAGCGGCTGCCGCACGGCCAGATCAAGCATTTCTGGATGCACCAGATGTGGGAGCCGCCGACTGCGGCGATCCTGTCGGCCCGCGAGGTTGGGAAGGAAGATCTGCCGAAGGAAATGATCTCGCAATTCCCGGAGATCACCGGTGCAGTGGAAGAAACGCGCGAGTACCTGCAGAACTCCCGCAGCGATCAGATCCTCGAGGGGATCATCAAGAAAGCCATCACCGAGATGTCCTTCGGCTACGACGCAATTCGCAGCAAGGACGAGGTCGTCACCGGCGGCCGGATCCGGAACCTGGTCGAGCTCAAATGCTACGACTTCTCGGACGTGAACTGGGGCGCCAACCCGGCGACGCGCGGGGCAAAGGCCGCGGTACCGTTTGCCGATCATGGCGCGGCCGACGAGGGGCTCGCCTGGAAGAAGCCGGGCTTGGGCGATTTCACCGACAAGCAGTGGGAAGAACTCGACGAGGCGGAGCGGCGCCGGATCATGGCGCACTATGCCTGGTCGGCGAACAATCCGCCCGAGAAATTTGAAGACCTGAAACTTCCGCATCACCTGCCGAAGAAATCCGGCGTCGGACCGGCCGTGTGGAACGGCGTCCGATCGGCGATGAGCGTGCTGATGGGTGGCATGGGCGGCGTCGATATTCCGGAAGGGGAACGGAAGGCGACCTACGACCACCTGGCAAAGCACTATCCGGCGTGGGAGAAAGAGCCGCCGGACTTCAAATTGATCTCCCTCGCGTTCCTGACGCGGGAGATTGCGGTGCCCGGCGAATTCTCGCCCGGGCGTCTGCAAGCGAAAGACCTGGAGCGCTTGGATCGCGCTCGCAAGGAGCTCCAGGAGATCCTGCTCTCCGCCGAGCCGTCGGCCGAGGACGATTGCGGCATGGCACTCACCGAGAGTCTGCGATACCAAATCGAGATCCGAGAGCGCGAAATCCTGTTAAAGACGAGGTGAGATATGGCGAGCAAAAAAAGCATGGAGCTCCGCAACCTTGCGGCTGAGGAGCTGAAAAAGGCGAAGGCCATCACCGAAGGGAAGACAACCCTGACGGAGGCCGAAGCCAAGCAGTTCCGCGTGCACCAGGACGAATGCGATCGTCTCATGGCGCAGGCGGATGATCATGCGCGGAACGAGGCGGCCGAAGAGAAACTGAAAGCCCCCGCCACGCGCATTTCGGCCTTCAAGAACGGTCCGGAGGAAGGGGACGAAGAGGAGGAACAGCCGGCTTCCGGTGGAGAAGGCGCCGCGTCGGTGAAATCTCGGCGCATTCCATCCGCCCCGAAACTCCCGAAGCCGATCTTCTCCTGCATGGGCGAGCAGCTCATGGCCATCAAGAACCACTATACCGGCCAGGGGGACGACGAGCGCCTGTACAAAGTGAAGGCGTCCGGGAGCAACGAGGAAGTCTTCTCCGAAGGCGGGGCGTTGCTCGAAGCGTCCTTCGCGTACGCGCTGTACTCGAAGGGATACGGCGCTTCCGACCTGGCGAGCCGGTGCCGGAAGTTCTCCGTGGGCCCCAACTCCAACGGGATCCACATCAAGGTCGTCGACGAGACCTCCCGCGTCACCGGTTCGCGCTGGGGCGGGATGCAGGGTTACTGGGTGGCACCCAGCGTCGCCGCGACGGCAACAAAGCCGACCTTCGGCGAGGTGGACCTGCGGCTGAACAAGATGATGATCGTGCACTACGCCACCGACGAAGAGCTCTCCGATATCGCGGCCATGAACAGCCTGATCAGTCAGGCGGCCGCCGATGAGATGGCCTACATGCTCAACGAGGCCATCTTCACCGGCACCGGAGTGGGCTGCCCGGAAGGCATCCAGAAATCCGCCTCCCTGGTCGTGGTGGCCAAAGAAGCCGGTCAGGTGGCGGCCACCGTCACGCAGCCGAACATCAGCAAAATGTGGTCGCGCTGCTGGGCGCCGGGACGGGCGAACGCCGTGTGGTTGATCAACCAGGACGTCGAGCCGCAACTCGACGCGCTCTCCCTGACCGTCGGTCTGGGCGGGGTTCCGGTTTATCTGCCGCCCGGTGGTCTTGCGGACGTTCCCTACGGGCGCCTGAAGGGTCGGCCGGTGGTCATCATCGAGCCCGCCGAAACCTGCGGCACCCAGGGCGACATCACCTTGGCCAACTTCGGCGAATACGCCATCTCGGACAAGGGAGACGTCCAATCCGATCTCTCGATCCACGTCGCCTTCCTGACCGACGAGTCCTGTTTCCGGTTCACCTTCCGGACAACGGGCCGGTCGCTGTGGAAGTCGGCCCTCACCCCGGCCAAGGGAGCCAATACGCTCAGCCCGTTCGTGACCCTGGCCGTGCGTGCGTAATTCGCAGGTAATTCCTTTCCGTTTTTGAGTGGGGTTGGCCTCGATCGGGGCCAGCCCCAAGGAGAAAAGAAAATGCCAATGCCGTTTTGTCTTCCGGAACACTGCAAGATCGTCAACGCTCTCGCTCCCGCGGCCGATGCGGGCGGGCGCACCAGCGCCGTCGTGACGTTGAAAGACACCGTGATGGCCTGGATCGTTCTCCACATCACCCAGGGGAACGCCGCCACGATCGCGATCACCGTGGAACAGGCGACCGCCATCGTGAACACCGGCCATAAGGCCATCACCAACGTCGTGCCGATCTGGTCCGACCTGGACTGTGCAGCCAGCGACGCCTTCGTGCGCCGCACCGCCGCGGTGTCCTATACCACCGATGCCGGCGTAAAAATCAAGCAGATCGTGTTCCAGATCGATCCGGCGTCGCTCGACGTCGCCAACGGGTTCGACTGCCTGAGCGTGATCACCGGCGCCTCCAACGCCGCAAACATCACCGAAGCGCAGTTCTACCTCCAGGCGGCCTATCCGAGCGCCACACCTTCGACCGCAGTCGTGGACTAAGCGCAGCGATCGCAGGACGACGCAAACGAATGTACGGGCGGCTCTCTCGAGAGGGAGGGCCGCCCGGAAAGGAAAAGTGAAAAATGCCTCAGCTGCAAAACCCAGATCTCGACCTCGCGACCCTAATGCGTTTTGGAATGCCGGTAGAACGTGCCACCGCCTCCATCGTCGCGGGTGGCACGATCCATCTGTTCCGAACATATGTCGGTCGGGTGGCCCTTGGATTGATCCTTGGAGAAGTGACGACGATCATCCAGACCCAGGCGTGCACCGCGAAACTTACGGCCACGCCGGATGTTGGAACCGCCGTCGATCTGTGCGCCACGTCCGACATCACCGGCAAAGAAGTCGGGTCGTTGTTCACGATCTCCGGGCTCGCCGCGACCGCGCTGGTTATGGCGCTTGCGGGTGGCGTCGGCGGCCAACCGAACCCGGTCGTCCTTCGACCGGGATACCTGGACCTAATACTCGGCGCGACGAACACCGGGAGCGTCAAGTGGCAGGTTCGTTGGATGCCGATCGATGTCGGCGCCTATATCGCGGCCGTGTAAGCGGGAGGTGACCTATGCCTTCCAGTGGAAGAGGAGTTGATCTAAGCCAAGGCGAAGCCATCGTCCTGAAGCCGCTGGACATCGTTTCCGGCGCGGTTACCAACGCGGTGGGAACGGCGGTAGCCACCCAGGGCGAACGCAAGGTGTTCGAAATCCTGCTGAATATCACCGTCTCGGCGCAAGTGGCCGCGGATACGCTGGATGTGTTCGTGGATGTGCTGGCAGCCGACGGAACGACCTGGCTGAATGCAATCCACTTCACCCAGCAAGCAGGAAACGGAGCCGCCCGGAAAGAGTTGGGTCTCCTAAGTCCCAACGGTGCACCCGGAGCTGTCACCTTCGACGGGACTGCCGATGCGGCCGCCGGCGTGACGCGCGCTCTCATGATCGGATCGCAAATCCGCGCCCGCTGGACGCAAGTAAACAACACGGCGGTCGCGCACACCTTCGGCGTCTTCGCCTACGCTCTCTAATCTTCAGGGGCGGGAATCGAAACCCGCCCCTGATCCGGGGATCGCATGAAACGATTGTACTGCAACATCGCGGAAGTGATCGACGACCTGAGCCTGGCCGGCTGCTCGAGCGAAGCGGCGATGATGAAGCACATCCGCGCCGCCTCGCGCTGGATCGACGACCAGGCGGGTGAGTTTCTGCCGGCGACGGCAGCCAAGACGTTCCTGGGGATGGGTTTCGACAGACTCTTCATCCCGCCCCTGCTGTCTGTTTCCTCGATCACCGTCGACGGCGTGGCGCTGGGCCCGGGCGACTACGACCTACTGCCGCGCAACAAGCACTGGGAGGACGGGCCGTACACCTGCGTGCAGATGGCCTCCGACGGAACCCGGACGCGGTTCGAGGTCGACGAGGAGATCGTGATCACCGGCACGTGGGGGCTCTACGGCGCGTCGGAGGACACCGGCCAGACCCTGCCGGGCAACGTGCTGATAGGCGATGCCTCGATCGCTTTCTCGGACGGGTCGAAGATCTCGCCCGGCATGACACTGAAGATCGAATCCGAGCAGCTCCTGGTCACGGCTTCCGGAGCGTTCTCCGATAGCGCGACCAACACCAACCAGGCGCTGGACAGCAGCCAGGAGACCGTGCTGACACTGGATGGGACGAAGGTGAAAGCCGGCGAGGTGCTGCGGATCGACTTCGAGCAGATGAAATGCGTCGAGGTACAAACCAACACCGCGTTGGCGAAGCGCGGATGGAATCAGACAACGCGGGTTGCACATCTTACCAACGCGGACGTGTATGTGTTGCGCACCTACGCGGTTGACCGCGGGTGCAATGGTACGGTGGCCGCGGCGCACCTGGCCACGACGCCGATCAGCCGGATGGCCATCCCGGACGACGTGAACTACCTGGCGCGGGAGATCGCCGCGTTGATGCTCAAGAAGGCAGAGAGCTCGTTCGCCGGCCGGATCGGCAACGCCGAAACCGGCGAGACGTTTTACTTCAACGAACTTCCGAAGGATGCCATCAACCGGATCCTCGGGCATTACCGGATCGTGCGGCCATGAGCAACCTTACCTACGACGTCCAGGCGCCGGGCCTCGATGAACAGATCGCAAAGCTGGCGACCTACGACAGCCGGATGCGGATCCATCTGGTAACCGCCATGTCGAAGTCGGTGCTCCTGGTCGAGGGCGCCGGGAAGGAAAACGCCCCGGTCTTCATGGGGCACATGCGGCGATCGATCAGCTCGAAGGTGAACGCGAATGCCGGCAGCGAGATCACCGGCCAGGTGGGCAGCAACCTGGATTCACCCTATCCGTCGGTGATGGAGCGCGGCCGGCAGCCCGGCAAGATGCCGCCGGTCGAGGCGCTCATGCGCTGGGTGGAACTGAAGTTGGGCGTGCCCGAGGCCGACGTGCGGGGCGTGGCGTTTGTCATCGCCCGCAGCATCGCGCGCAAAGGCGTCCAGGGACGGTTCTTCCTGGCCAAGGCACTGGCCGTCTCTGTCGAACGGATCACCGGCTTCTTCCTGGAAGCGGCCGACGCCATCCTGAAGGACATGAAAATCAATGGCCCTTGAGAACTGGATCGACGAACTGGTGCGCTCGACCGAAATCACGTTCAACGGGAAACCGGTGCGCGGCTTCCGGCTTTACGAGAAGTCCGAATTCCCGGCTTCCCTGAGCCTCGACAATATTCCCTGCGCGCTGACGTTCGTGCGCAGGGTGGACATCCAGTACGGCACCGGCCCCTGTTTCGACATTATCACGGGGTCGATCGAATATCACCTGACCAAGAACACGAACCGGGACCAGTTGCCGGAGGTCCTGCACTCCATCCGGCGGATCCGCGACGTCTTTGCGTTGCACCGGACGTTGGGCAACAAGGTGGCCTACTGCGCGCTCGAGACCGAGAACTCGATCGTCGGCCCGGTGAAGCTGCAGTACGGATCCGAAGAGGAACACCTGGGATTGGTCGCCAACTGGTGGGTTAAGGAAAACACCAGCGGCGAAATTACGCTCGGCAATTGAGGAGGCTCGCATGCCAAAAATCAAAGAATCATTTCCACGGAAATTCCACTACTGCGGGGACGGGCTGGGAATCGCCGGCCTCCCGCACGACGTCACCGAAGAGGAAGCCCGCGCCCTCGGCGTGCTGGATGTGCTCCAGGCGGCGCTGAAGAACGGCTCCTACCGCGAAGTCACCGACACTCACGCTGTCACCGCCCAGCCGGCGGAGGAGGATAAGCCATGACCAGTCCCACCGTTTTCGGAGAACGCTGCTTCTCGAAGATCCAGTACGGCAAGGAAGTCAAGACCACCCACGGCACGATCATCGCGGCGCAGAAGATCCTCCTGGGCGACGTGTTCGCGGTGGACAGCGATCGCAAGCCGAACTATCCGGAGGATGCGCTGGGCGTGCGCATGAAGAGCATGCGCGGGATCATCTACCAGTACCTGGCCCAGGGAACGCTAAAAATCTCCAACGGGTACTTCCAGGCGCTGCCGTTTCTGTTCTCCTGCGGCCTGAAGGGCGATGTCACGGCCACCATGACCACGGCGCTGCAGAATGATTACCTGTGGACTTTCACGCCGTCGATGACGGGCAACAACACGCCGGACAGCCTTTCGATCGAATACGGCGACAACGTTCAGGCCTTCGTGTCGGAATATTGCATGTTCTCGCGTCTGAAGCTCACCGGCGCGGTCGCGCAGGGGCAGGGCGACTCGCCCGTCAATCTCGAGGGCGAATACTTCGGCCGGCAGATCACGAAGAAGGCCTTCACCGGCGCGCTTGGGCTGCTGGCAGTCGAACCGATGAACGCCAAAACAGCGCGGATCTACGTCGATCCGAGTTGGACGGATGTGGGCAAGACTGAGCAGGTCAACTCCCTGCGGAAGTTCGACGTCGAGATCCCGACCGGCGTACATCCGAAGTTCTTAGGCACCGCGGACAAGTTCTTCACCACGCATGGCGAGGGCGATATCGACGTCAGGGCCACCTTCGATCTCGAGGGCACCGACCTGGCGAACGCCATCCGCGACGCGCATGCCGCCCAGACTCTGGCCGTCGTGCGGCTGACCATCACCGGCGCGGTGATCGGCACCGGCACGCCACACAACCTGACGCTGGATATCAGCGGGTTCTGGGAATCCGTGACCCCGCTGTCCTCCGAGGACCGCGGCAACAACATCACCCAGGCGGTTCTGCACGGGACCTATGATGTGACCGGCGCGACGGGGATCAAGTGCCTCGTCACGACCAACTCGCTGACGATGTAATCCGGCGTTCTCCGGCGGTCCGTGGATGCGCCGTTACCGGCAGGAAACGGGCGGCTGCGGGGCCGGGGTACCGGGAACCATGATCTTTACCTATGGCTAAAAATTGGAGGCTTAAGCACATGCAGACGATACGACTTCCCAGGGTGGCTCGTCCGATCGAGTTTGCCGATTACAACCCGGAGACGGCGGCCGCTCTCGCGGATCCGTCCGCCGAGAACGCGGCCAAGCGCGTCTGGATGTGGGTCAATCCGACCGAGACGCACAAGGTGAAATATCAGGCGCTGCGGGTACGCTCGGAGGATCTGGTTCGGATGCTGCGGGAGAACCGCGACAAGTCGGTGAAAAACATGGAAGAGAAAAAAGATCCGACGGCAGATCTCCCCTACAAACCGGAGGACCTGAAGAGCTGGCTGCAGGAATGCGAGCGGCAGATCAACGCCTGGTGGGCCGAGACCTGGTCGCAGAACCCGGACCCGGCCACGCACTGGACGCCGGAGGATGTCGAAACGCTGATGAAATATTGCGTCGAGAACGATCCGGGCTTCTGGGAATGGCTGCATCGCAAGTGCTGGGATGCGCACAACGAATATCGCGCGCAAGCAAAAAAATCCTGACCGACGACCTGATTGCCCTTTCGGAAGGGGCGCCGGTTGAAAACCCGAACATTCGAAGTCTGCGCATCGCCCGCCTGTGCAACCAGCTCCACGGCGGGCCGGTCGTCACGATGTGGGACGTGGGAGAGATGGACGACGTGACTGTGGATTTCCTGCTCGCGATGGCGATCCAGTACCCGGAGATGCAGCGCG